TTTTTGATCCCCGTTTTAGCTCCTTTGGAGCGAATGATGTCCGTCACTTAATGGTGACTGATTGGACTACAACCCCCTAAACGAAGTTTGAAGGACTTGTCCAGGGAAACACCTGGGACCCTTGTCTCGATCTTTTGAGACAACTGTTTTATACTAGATCAGCTTTTGCTGGTCGATCACTTGTTCTTTTAAGTGATTCTGCACGCTTTGACATGCGTTCTCGTTTATTGAATCTGATTTTCAAAAGATTCTTTTGAGTAAAATGTTGAAACCTCCGGTATGTTGCATCAGCAATTTTATTGAACCCGAAATGTGGTTGGAGCTCTGGGTATATTAATAAACCCCCAACTTACATATTATCGGTAGATAGAACCTGATTTTTCATATCTCTCATTTTGATTTCCGGCAAGAGTGATAGTTGTTTTTGCGAAATGAGAGCTAGGATGATGTTCGGGAAATAAAGCTTGAAAGCCCTTACATTTAGTAAATAGACTGACGAAACTAGGTCTTCGTTAAGTTTTAATATCACACATCATGGACCGGGAAAGCCTAAATAGCTCAGCGGCCCAAATAGCGTTAATATAATTTACTAAGAGCACCCAAGACCAACCGGGCACTTTGTGCCCGACCTATAAAGATGTCGTTTTAAACGCCCATGGAGTACTTGAGGAGGAGATATACCAAATTGAAGACGTTGAAGAGACTTATTTGGTTGGAAATTGCGAATTACATGGTTCGGTTATAGCCGACCATCATGATCTCGCGACTGTGTTTGAAAACCATTGGCCAAAAATGAAATATGATAATTGTTCATTTGCGGTCCATGATAATATTTGCCATTGTGGCTTCTTTACAGTTGCTGCTCCACTACGGTTAAATAGGAGGTACGGATTTGGTTCTGCAGTGACCCACGTAACGACTTTAGTTGAAGGAGATTTTGAATCAACTAGAGAGGGTCTTAATTTCGACTATCTCGTTAATGATATAGGCGATTGCGGCAGTGAATGGATTGAGAATCCTAAAGCAGCTGCACGTCAAGATCGGAGAAAGCTGAGACATGCCAGTCGTGTTAAAGATGTTAACGTCAAGGTCAAGAAGAGACATAAACTTTTTGGGATGAAGCCCAATGCTGGTGATATCACTCCCGAGGACGCTGAAGAACACATTAATAGTGTTATTTCTGCGCTTGTTAAGAGTTTCATTGCATACAAATCTCAGAATTCATGTATTGTTTTCATGATGTTTCTGGATTTTATCCGCGAACATATCCCTAGTCAAGCTTATGGCATGTTTGCTCAGTGTGCTTTGGATTGGAGCGAAAAATTCAAGGATGCCACACTTGAGCAGGTGGTGGATAAAGCCAAGTTATGTATGAGCAATTGGAAGCTCTTTGAGACCGGTGATTTATTCCCTATCTTCAAAGAACTGCTCACTTTGTGCAGCGTTCTTGTTTTGACACCATCCGAATTTCTCCCAAGATTGATGGAGAAGCGAGGGGCTTTCTTTTCGTATCTTGACTCGATTAGGGAGAATTCGACAGATGTTGTTTCATGGATTATGAAGACTGTCGCTGCCATTTTGGAAAGTGTCAAGAAATATAAAGATACTGGAGATGTTGTCAGTGCTTTTTGTATAGTCACCCCTTACCAGCAAATGTGTTCTACGTTTGATGCCGCTATGCGAGTTTACACCGAGGTCTACAATGGTATATCCCGCCGCAACGATGTCGGTGAATATTTTGACAAAGCTGTTGCGGATCTTGAACTTTTAATGCCGAGCTTGAATATGTCTGGTGCTTCCAGGTGTTCCACCTATGTCAGTAGACTTAAGGTCTGTAAACAGAAGCTTTTGGCTAAAATTGCGGGTAAGGACGACAACATCCAAGGATTTGCTTTGACATTGACTGGTTCTACTGGTTGTGGCAAAACTCATCTTGCGGATGCATTGATTCCTTTGTTGCTCAAGATAAATGGTTTTCCGAGTGCTAAGAGGCATATTGTTACTCCAAACCTTGCTGCTAAGCACTGGGATAATGTTTCCAATGACACTTTTGGAATGCGTTTTGATGATCCTGATTTTCTCAAACCTGAGTTTATGGACACAACCAATCATTATATTACTAAAATTGGTCGTGTGTTGAACAATGCTGCTTATTTCTTTGAAATGGCGGACATAGATGAGAAAGGTGTCATTCTTTGCCAGGTCCTTGTGGCCATATTGACTTCAAATTCTACTGAATACGGTGTTGATTATTTGGCGCGCGAACCTAGTGCGATACATAGAAGAATTCAGTACCATGTTGACATGAAAGTTAGGCCTGAGTTTTGTAAGGTTAATTCTAATGGCACTGCCAGTACTATTATTGAACCTGACAAGGTTAAAGCCGTTTTTGGAGATGATGTTTTTCCTGACATATACATTTTTAATGTATTCGAATGTCAAGTGTTACCTTCTGCAGGCACTAAACGCAAGGTTTCATTTGACCACCCAGCCGGAATCCACCAAGAAGACAAGTACTGTTTCGCCCATGTGGGTTGGAACAGGCGTTGTCTAGATGGTGGTATGGAAGAGATTAGATTGCAAGATGTTGGGATTAAGACTTTTCTTTCTTTTCTCATTGACAGATCTGATAAGTGGTTTGCGTCGCAAAAAGAACTTCTTTTGAAGAAGGAAAAATTAGATGATATCCCAATTTGCGAAGAGTGTTCTATGCCTGAAGAAAATTGCGAATGTTACGAAGAGGCAATTTTTGGCAGTGATGACGATAGTGATGGTGTCTTGGAGGAAGATTATGTTCCCCCCGAGCCCGATGTTTCTGATGAAACCCTCGAAGATTTGCCTCATGGCCGTGTTCCGTCCGATAAGGCGTCTAGTGGCCCATATAGGTGTGGATGTTGCTTGCGTGGATATGAGCCCGGCGGTCTTTGGATTTATAAAGATGCATGTTCTGAATCCAAAGGCGTTTGTAGGCTCTGTCTCGCAACTACGCGTTTGGTGTGCACTCTGTGTCACCGCAAAACACACCAAGATGTTGGGATGAAAAGAAATCCTACACGCACGCTGCAAGCCACTAAACATTGTAAGTGTGGCATGGAAAATGAGTCCCATTTTAGACCACATTCTGGAACTTTGGACGGAACTGCGTGGATCGCAAAGGTTGTTGATAGACACATGCTTGTGTCGGGGGCTCATGATAAACTTTCTGTTGGATTGAAGGCCGTTGTCCAAGACACCATGTCCAAAACGACCACTACTTTCGTGGACGGTTTTAGATTTCTGGATGGCCATGTGCAGGACGAAACTTCCAAGTTCATTGGACTTGTCATTTACAAACTGGTTCGGTTGATAAGGAAACACAATTTGCACACTTTCGGCGCATGGGTCCCTCTTGAATATGAGGGTACTAAAGTTGGTGCTTATTTACATTCGATGACTCCATATAGCAACACGCTTAGATACATGGATCGACTAATTTGTCGTTTTAGTGTCGCGTGCAGCCTAATTGGCTGGTTGAATTTTAACCCTTCTTTGTTTTACCGAATTGTGTCCGACTTGTGGAAAGGTGGTACGGTGGATTGCGGATCTGTTAGACCCGTTTACCCGTGGAGAACTGACTTTTTTGGAAATGAGATCGAACGTTATGAGAATCACGATTTTGTTGCTCCCGCACAACTTGGTGTTGTGGCCCGAGCCAAAAATGTGTTATCAATAACGGCACCCCTTCTTCGTTATGGGCGTGGTGATTTTGGATTTTCAAATGGATTCCTTTGGTGTTGCCCGCTCGTGATATGTGGTGCTTTGAGGGGAAGACCTATTTCTTATGTTATGGGTCGTTTTCTTGATGAGACTCCAAATTTGGCAGAGAAAGTGATGGACAAGTTTGGTTGGTTGCGACGTTTTACATTGCATAGCAACACTCGTGTATATAAAAATAGGTTCCTACTCGCTACCACTATGATGACCATGTTTCGGTTTTTTGGTCTCAAAGTTGCCTTGTTTGGACTTTTAACATCAGTTTCACTTGCTTCCGACCGATTTACTTTCACGTCGCATTCTTTTGAGGCTGGTGACGTGTTGTCTAGAGCTCATAAGTTGGTAAAAAAGGATTCGACCGATGCGGTTTCTACATTCAGAGATGATGTTTTGGGTCCGTTTGCTGCACGAGCATTGGTTTCCAGATTGTGCTATGTTGTGGCTGATGCGATCTGGTCTTTTAGATCGTATAACAAGTTGACTCCCCAATCTAATGATGTTTCCATTGAAGATTATGCCAGCCTGTCGGGAATGAGCAAGCACTATTTTAAAAAAGAATGGAGCAATTCCAATTTGGATCCTTTGCCTGTTCGAGATAAGTCGACCCCTGGTGAATTGGTCAATTTGATCACTAAAAATTTGCTGTTTGTTGAAAATTTCGGGGCTGGTACCGGGTGTTGTGCGTGGGCTTTGTCTTCCAAGCTAATATTGTTACCACGCCATTTTGTTTCAGAGAAGAGGGTTACATATGAGTTTAAGAGGAAAGATGATATATCCGGAATTTGTGGCAACGCTCGTACTAAGGCGAAATTTTCTGCTAAGGACACCGTTGTAGTTGCTGAGGATTTATGTGTGGTCGAGATAAGCGCGCTTGGGGATTTTGCTGATCTCAGTGGACATTTCCTTGAAGACACGACCCGCATTCCAAGGAATGCTCTCATGGTCACTCGAGACCGTGGAGGTAAAATTGTGACTAATAGCGTTGAAGGCGTCGAACGAAATGATGCCGTTTTTTCTGGATTGAAACGTGGAGGTCATATGGTCACGTGGAAAGGATTGTTTTATTCATCTAAAGGTGTGGGCAATTGTACGTGCATGTCCCCCATAGTGTCGATGGAAAATCCAAGTGTCATGTTAGGTTTCCACCTCGGTGGCAATGAAGCTGGCACTGGATGTTCATCAGTTCACACGAGAGATGACGTCGAGGGTTTTAAAGCTAAGATGCGAACCAAGCTCGCTTTTGTTGACGTCCCAAGTTCGGGCGTGTTCCAGACGCAGATGTACGGTAGAAATACCGTTTTGCAAGGCATACACCCTAATGCTGTGGCAGCAGTCCTGGATCCTGGGGAATTTAAACTTTTCGGGTCCACTGGAGATGTCATCAGGGATAATACTGACATCATTGACACCCCGATCGCTGATGGGATATATGAACATTTTTCCTTGAAGGATCGTTGGGGACCACCTAACTTGAAGGGAACATACAGTCCACGTGGTCGTAAAGAGAAATGGCTGTATACAGCCAATCAATTTGCGAACTCTAAGGATCTGATACCGTCCGCATTGCTAGATGAGGCTCTTACAGATTATATTGACGGCTTGGACCAGTTCGTCAAGGAAAACCCCCCCGATATAGGTAGGTGTCTCACTGATAAAGAGATTGTGAGTGGTATTGATGGTTGTGATTTTGTATCCCCCATGATGCCCAACACTTCAATTGGTTTTCCGCTGACTGGACCTAAAAGTAGGTATATGGAGTCCTACAATGATGACGGTACCACAAGAAACCGCTTTACTACGGATATGTTCCACAAGCAGGCTGACAAAGTTCGCGAATCGTATAAAAATCGCGTCCGTTGCTATCCTGTGAGCAAAACGTTCGTCAAAAATGAACCGACATTGGTTACCAAGGAGAAATGTAGGTTAGTCAATGGCGCTCCCGTTCATTTCCAGTTCGTTGTGCGTGGTCATGCTTTACCTTTGGCCAAATACATTTGTGACCATCCAGATTTCTTTGAATGTTCCGTGGGGGTTGTCCCTTATGGTCGGAGGTGGAATCATATGTTTAATAGGTTGATGAAGAAAGGTAATCGGATCATCGCGGCTGATTACAAAGGCTACGATATGAACACTGGTTCACAATTGGTTTTGACTGCATTTTCTGTTCTCATCCGCATAGCTAAACTTTTTGGTTGGCATGAAGACGACATACGTATTCTAGAAGGCATGGCCGCTGATATTGCGTGGCCCGTTGTCGACTTGAATGGCGACATCCTCATGTTTTTTGGTGGCACGGTTTCGGGACACAATTTGACCAGTGTTTTAAATAGCATAATTAATTCGTTGCTTCTGAGGGTGGCTTTTTTCTCCATATACCCTGGGGGCATCGTTTGTTGCGTAAAACATAGCTTTAGAGATCTTGTCGCGTTGTATGTTTATGGCGACGATCTTATAGGTGCCGTTTCTTGGTTGGCGTTCTTTTACAATAACCAGTCCATCGCAAAAGCGTTGGGCAAGTACGGACTGGTTATGACTCCTTTCGATAAGAAGGGATCAATGCGCCGCTACGATGACATTTGGAAGGTCGAGTTCTTGAAAAGGAGCTTCCGAATGTCGAAGATAGGCATAGTTGGTCCACTGAATGAATTATCCATATTAAAACGGTTGGCGTCGGTCCACAAACCAAAGTCACCGCAGTCCATTTATACGTTACTTCCTGATAACCTGGAAAGTGCTATGATTGAATGGTTTTACCATGGAGAGAGAGTTTACAATGATAGGAGGAAGGCTCTTATTGCGATTGTAGACAAAACAGGCGACGTTCTTTTGATCGCTGCCTGCAAACGTCCTTTAGGTGTGAGTTACAAGGCTCGAATGCGCACCTGGAGGGAATTATATAATTAAAACATGTTCCTTATGACATCCCGGGGACATGTACACATTCTGAGCGGCGGGGAACTCGCTATAGGGATCTCAACTTGTGACAGATTGGTTCTTCTGTCACGTTGTATTTATGGACCACTAAACATTTTACATATACA